CGTCCACTAATAGATGGATACTGTGGTTGTACTAAACCGCTATATAATTGAGCTTGTGTCTTCTTATCTAGCTTTAATCCGTTAATCTCAGCAGGTCTAACTAACTTTCTAGATTTAGGTTCATCTTCCTCTTGATAAGTAGAAACATTCTTTTTAGATTGTTCCGTCTTTAGCTGACGTACTGTTTGCTCCACTGCTTGGTTCTTACCTTGTTTTACCAAGTTCTGACGATATTCATCAGGGTTAGAAAGTAACCAAAGAGCTTCTGCTATTAATGGATAGTTAGGTTCTACAAACTGGTATTTCTCTAAAAGATGCCCCAACTGGTTAGTTGGACGACCACTAATAGATGGATACTGAGGTTGAACCAATCCACTATATAATTGAGCTTGTGTCTTTTTATCTAACTTAAGACCATTAATTTCTGCAGGTCTTAAAGCTTCAAACACATTCTGCATGTAAGCTTCTGCAGCTTGCTCTTGTTGCTGCTTCTTAGCTTCTTGATCAGCAATCTGAGATTTTACAATCTGTTCTTGCATCTGATCCAACTTAGGTTTAAACTGTTTAGCTTTTTTCTCTAACACCCCTAAGTCTTTCCATGTAGTTAGCTCCTCGTCAATTTCTTCTTCATTACCAAAGCCGGTTGCACTTAAATAAGATCTTACAATACCTTCTTGGTCTTTCTCATCTGTAGGATCAAGTTGACGAACTTGTTCCACTTGAGCTAGAGCCTGAAACATTCCTTTTAAATCTTGTCCACCATCCATTACATACTTAGCTGCATATTGCAACTCTTCAGGTAGGGATTCAAAAAACTCTTTTGGAGTGTTAGCAGCCACCTCAGACTTTAAATTGTCTACGTTAGCTTGCCACAACTCTTCTATATCTTTTTCTCCAAGAGTACCTAAATACTCTTCAAGATCTTGCTTTGTTTCATCATAGTCATCAAAGGCAAACATTTCCTTTGACTCAATACGTTTTTTTAAGAAGCTTACTAAACCAGACTTTTCAGTCTTAGGTCTTCCACCTTTTGATTTAGTCTCATCATCTTCAACATCTAAGTTGTCTATAAGATGATCAGTTTCTTCTTTACTTACTACTTTAGGGGCTTTACCAGCTCCGTCCTTTTCATCGTCCTTTTTATCAGAAGAATCATCGTCATCTTCTTTATCTAAAAAACTAAGATCAGGTTTGTCTTGACTAAAGATGTTTGGTTTAATTTCTGTAGGGGCTCCTACAGATCCTTTACTACTACTGTCAGGTACTACGATGCTATCAGCACCGGGTGCTCCTAACCAGCTATCAATGTCAAGATCTACTTGTTGTACAGAAGTCTGTACAGTTGTTTGATTGTCAGCCATATTTGATTGGTTTTTATGTGTATCTCTACATTAAAAATATACAACTTTAAATCTTAAAAATTTACTTTATTTATTAAAATTGTATCTAAGGTATGGATAATAGAGCTATAATTATTTCTTCTTCTTAGCTCCAGCATCATATTTGTTCTTATTTTCTTTAGCTATCTGTAATTGTTTGTCAGCAATCTCCTTTTGAGTCTGTAGTTTCTGACGCTCAATATCTAACTTCTGAGCATTAGTGGCATTCTTATTAACTTCCTGCTCACGTTTAAAACTCATAGTGTCCTGATAGCTTTGTTGTTTCTGAATATTAGCTAGAACATCTTGGTAATCAGACACTTGGTTCTTATCAATATCCATCATAGCACCATAACCTGCTGATCTAATCTCAGCAAGAGTGATGTTATTTTGTCTATCAAGATCTGCTTGTTCAGCTTTAAACTGAATATCCATTTGTTTCTGACGTTCTTGAGAAGCAAGCATTTCTTCCTGCATTTTCTGTTGAGCCTCTTGTTCTTGTTGTTTAAGAGCATTAGCTTTTTCTTCTGCAGATTTAAGAACACCTGTTAATTCAGCTATAGATTCAGACTTAATAACATTTCCTAAGTCAAAGATTGTAGCACCAGTGGTATTATTGTTAATAGCAAGTTGACGTAACTGCTCCATAACATTACGTTGGTTAGTCTTTGTTGTACAGAATATGTTAAAATCTCTCATTAAAAGATCTGTTCCGTTCATTTGGAAATTGATCTTCTCATCATTACCTGTAATATATTGAAGTCTTAATGACGGTTTCTTAGAATGATAATACTGAGCTAAGTCAGTTCTCATTTGGTGAACTCGTGGCATTAAGTAGTCACTATGTTGTGTAAAATACTGTTCAGTCTGAGCATAAGATGCATTCATAGCTTGTTCCACACCAGTGGCAGTCTGCTGCTGAGCTATCTGTTGTCCCATACGTTGTTGGTTAAGACCTACCACTTCAAACGCTTGGTTCTTAAAATAAGTGGCTAAGTTAACCCTAGACAATAAACGATTAGTTTGTTCTAAGTTCAACACTTGGTAATGTTGGAAGTTTAGAGCATTCTCAGTGTTTGTAATAGAAGTATCCAATGGTAACATTTGGAAGTTCTTCATAGCCACATAGGCTTTAGCCAGATTATTTTTACCCCAGTCTTCTCCCAAGGAGTGACGAGGCAAAGCATTCTGGTCTAACATGATCACCGTGCCGAGTTCATCTACTAAAATGTCTGCGATCTGGTTATTCACAATATTGTAGCCTATTTGGTAGGGCTTCATTAGATCAACTAATGAAGTACTCCTAGTATTTCTATCACCAAATACAGATCCTTCCACTGGAAGTTTACATCCGTATAGTGTACTATCTCCTTTAAATTGGAATGGAATCTTACCTGGTCTTCCACCGTTAAGACCTAAGTAGATTGGGTTAATACCACTTGGGTTATTCATTCCCCAGAATGCTGGTCTATTAGGACCAATTTTAACCCCACCCCATGTTTCATTAATCCAAATCCAATCTACGTGTTCACCATAGATTAAGTTGTCTTTAGATTTCTGTTTGTAAACCACAGTGTTATACTGAGGTTTTTCAGTGATCTTATAATCTTCACTGATAATATCTTGAATAGTTTCTCCTTCTTCTGTAATACGTGTAAGATGACCCACCTTACGTTGACTCTTCCAATATATCTGAGAAACACGTAATAGATGTGTCTTACCAAAGTCAACAGTGTCTTCTGAATCTGCTAAGATCCATTCAACTATATCTCCTGAACCAAACTTAGTGTCATAAACAGACATGTATTGTCTGTAGCCTAATGAAGGCATCTGAGTATTCCAGTCATGAGACTTTGTAGGATCATAGTAACTACCGTCATTTTGCATACCTTGTAAAGCATAGCCGGCAGAACGTATAGGGTAGATAGCTTCTAAAGCTTCTAATTGCTCTTGATCCATCATCCAACCATACTTGTCAATAACGTCTGATACAGACATCATATCCATTTTACCTACCCAGTTACCCTGAGAAATGTATCTAACATCTGGAGATTTATGATAGAATGTTAAAAGAGGGTTCCAAAGTTCCACCTCATAATCATCTTCATTCATCTTAAAATGCCAAAACTCTCTATCTGTAATAAGCATGTCTCTAAAAGCACGCTCTTCTAATTCTTGTAAACCAAACTTCTCAGTGTCCACCTTCATCTGATGGGTGGCCCACTCTTCAATCATAGATCTATAATCCTTTTTAAAATACCCCTCAATTTCAGGAAGAGTTTTTAATTGTTCAGGATTAAGCATTTGTTGAGCCTCTTCAGATTCAGGATCTAGTCCTTGATTAATCATCTGGATTAACACCTTCTGTTGAGCTTGTTGTAATAAATACTCTTCTACCATTGATCTCTTCTCTTCTAACATCTCGTTATAAGAAATGTCATCAATAGCTCTAAACATGATCTTAGAGGTACGTTTACTAAATTCATTAGTAAGTACATTGATCACATTAGGTATAATAGGGTAAAATTTAAGTTCTAAAGCTGATTCATCTTCTTTAGTTAATGTATCTATAAGATCAGCCATCTCATTGTCTTCTTCTACAATGTAGTCAGCTTTGTCAATAATTCCCTTAGCAAGCTTGTAGTTTTTCATTAATCTACGAGCATTACGCTTAAGTTGTTTCATACCCTGAAACTCTAGCCAATCTAGATTCCATGCTCTCCACTCCTCATCCTTCTCTTTTTCAGCCAAAAACTGAATAGGCTGGGTAAGCGTCCCCATCTTATTATAGTCAGCTTTTTTACCAGCTTTGAGATCCATTGCGTTATATATCTGCATGATTCTTAATTAGTTATGTAGGTATAATAAACAACACCACCAGTAGTAGTACTATAGTAGGTGCTTATAGAATTAGAAAATAAATTCATGTTATCTGATATTTTTAAAAGGATTTCTAGAAGGTTGATTGTTTCCAGCACCTCTCTTGGAACTGCCCATATGTCTGAATGGACTCCAATTTAATTTACTAAATTTTTGCGAGTTAACCAAATTTTCATTTGTAACTTCTACACGTTTAGCCAATCCACGGTTAGATTGCTGCACCTTTGCAAAGGCTATCAGGGCTGAAAAAGCTACAAGTCTATCCACGTTGACACCATCTTGGTAAGCTTGCATCTCTTTTAGAAGCATAGGATCAGGTATTCTTTCCACTCCATAGATAGTTTTAACTATGGTTCCATCAGCTGTAGTTTCCTGATCAAGTTCTTCTTTTAAGAATTCAATAGCATAAGACAAGACTGTTCCTTTAAATAATGTACCTACGTTCTTCCACCCATATTCTTGGAATACATTACGATTGGCTCCTATATCTTTTAAAAATAGGATCATATCTTTAGGAACTAAATATCTTTGTTTCTTTTTAGAGATCATATATTGTATAAACAAAGCTACGTTATTCTCCACAATAGTCCAGGCATTATACCATTCTATTAATAATTCTAGTCTTTCATGGGTTTTATTGATGTCATCAAAACGTCCACACCAGCTAGCTACTATCTTATCTCTCTCAATTGTGTTACTCACCTTACCGTTTCCATCATCTTTTATCACTTCTACAGGATTCTTATAGATGTAAATAGCACAAAGAGAGTCTGATGTAGTTGTCTTACCCTCACTCACTGGATCGACTGATCCATAATACATACCAAAGCTTGGATCTTTATGAGGTCTTTCGTAGATACATAACACTCCTTCTTTATCTTCTGTCTTTTTAGATATAGGCCATTCTGTAATTGGTATCTTTCTAGATGGTTTATCTATAATCTTACCATCAGAATCTCTAGATAATTCAAGATATTCTACAGGATATTGTTTATCCTGAATACGTTGTTGTTGTCTAGCAATCAAATGAGGAGCAAAAATAGAAAGCTTTCTTGTAGCAAAAGCTTCTTCAATATTACGAGGATGCTGAGAGATTTCTAACTGATAAGCTGCCGGTTCAAGATCTTTCTTAAGTTTTACAAACTCTTCTTCTAGAGCTGCTAATGCTTCAGTGACCAAGGAGTTACCGTATTTATCAATATAAGGGGGCATAGACCACTGTTCTGGAATAAACAGACCAGTTACCCCAATTGTTCCTTTACCGTCTATAAGGTCAGATTTGACCCCATAGAAGCCATTCTCCTCAGGTTTGTCTATGTAAAGTTTTAAAGGTTCACATTGATCAAGATCACCCACTGATCCAGCAGCTATAAATTGACCTGTAATCATATGACCAGACTTAAGTGCTGGCTTCATATATCCATAGGTGTCATTCATCTTTGGAGCAATACCTGCCTCCTCGTGAAAGAAATAAGTTACAGGTCCACCGACACCATGTGTAGGATCTTTTTCAAATGAATATAAGTTGATAGAAGACTTTAATCCTCTATAAGTATCTCTGTTTGCTATCCTCACTTTAATCTGTTGGTTCCATGCTCCCACCTTATCTGGTTCAGCTGGTCTATACCAAGCAGTGTGTTCATTTAAAAAGTTACGATATTCTGTTAGGAATTTCCAAGATCCTTTCTCATTAATGTAGTCTTTAAGACTTGCACCTATCTTTAATACAGCTCCTTCTTCAAATACCCATTGGTTAATTAACTTAGCCATATGAAAATATGAAGAGGCTATCTGACGTTTCTTTAGAACAATAGCATGTTTCCAATGTAATTCTGCTAGATGTTCATATAGAGCTAAATGATATTGAGCATCTCTCACCTTTGCAAAGTCAAATCTCTTTTCTTCCTTATCATAAATTGGTAGGAAGTTTAACCACATGTAATAATCTCTAGAAATAAACCAGCTTTTATCTCCACTATGTATTATAACTCCTTTTCTACACTTATTCTTTTGATCATCCCAGTATTTAACAAAGTCTTTACTTCTTACAGGAGATGCACAATAGTATCCTTGCTTTTGGAACTTACGTCCTTCAGCATTAAATACTAGAGAAGTTTCATCAAACTCATACTGTCCTGGTTCTTTAAATAAAGAAAGAAGATAGTCTCGGAATTCCTCACGTGAATAAAACACGGTGGTATCCCAAGATCCATCCTTATAGGTTGGTATTTCTAAATATATATTATCTGATTTCTCCACGTGTAAGATCTTCTATCATTCCTACATCACCTTTTGTACGGTGAAGCATGTCTAATAGTGTGTTTAAATGTTTACTTCTTAATACAGCATGATGTTGGCTATTACTCCAATATTCATTATAAGCATTTCTTGGAATGGCATTCCATAACTGATTATATGGATTAAAATGAAATACCCAATCAGCCATGTAGTCTGATTCAGGTCTTAGTTCTTCACCAATGGCGGCAAACTCTTTAATTTCTAGATCTGTGTACACTTCTGTTTTCATAGTTTTTAGTTTAGCTGTAGGAGAAGGACTCGAAC